GGAAGATAATGGCAAAATTCATTGATATGATAGATGGATATAGGATACAAAAAGGGTCAAGAGATTATATAGTCAGCAATATAAATGGTACATATGAAAATCATGGACATTTCCAGAAACTATCAACCTGCTATACACTAATTAGATTAATGCGAAAGAAAACAATACCAAGAAGTACTTATTTATTAGAAGCGGCAAGACGAATAACAACAGACTCTAAATATAGAGAAGTCTTAACAATTAAACAAAAGAAAAATAAACAAAGACAAAGATATTTCAATCCAAGTAAAGGGGTGAGGAGATGAGCAATGCCTGATTTAGTTACAAAAAAGAGTTTACCTGAATTAATAGGTAAAGGATATAAGAAGTTTTGGAATTTTAAAGGGCGTTACAGAGTGCTTAAAGGAGGCAGAGGTAGTAAGAAGTCTACAACCGCCTCTTTCTGGTTTGTATATAATATGATGAAGTACTGGCATACTTATGGATTAAAACCTTGTACACTCGTAATTAGAAGGTATTACAATACACATAGGGATAGTACCTTCGCTCAACTTAGATGGGCTATAAATAGAATGGGAGTTTCCCATCTATGGAAAGCAACAAAATCACCTCTTGAATTAATCTACATACCCTCAGGACAAAAGATAATGTTCAGAGGATTAGATGACCCTCAGTCTATAACATCTATTACAGTAGAAGACGGCCATTTATGTTGGGTATGGTGGGAGGAAGCTTTTCAAATAACTAATGAGGACGATTTCAATAAGGTTGATATGTCTATCAGAGGGGAAATGCCTGAACCATTATTTAAACAACATACTTTTACATTTAACCCTTGGAGTGAAAAGATATGGCTAAAGAAAAGATTCTTTGATAAAGTAGGGGCAGATGGCTTAAGCAAAGATGGAGATATATTAGCAATAACAAAGAATTATGATTGTAATGAATTCTTAGGAGATGATGATAGACGAATATTCGAAAAGATGAAAGAAGAGAATCCTCGAAGATATAGTATAGAAGGACTTGGAGAATGGGGTATCGCAGAAGGACTTATATTTGAGAATTGGCAAGAATTAGAGTTTGATGCTGAGTATATGAAGAGACAACTTGATAGAGATGATAATCCTAAATATAGACAACTTCACGGAATTGACTTTGGATATACTAATGACCCTACAGCATTCATTGCATTACTGGCAGATGAGAAAGAGAAGAAGATATTCATCTATGACGAAGTGTACAAAACACGTATGAAGAACAAGGATATATACGAAACGTTAAAGTATAAGGGATTTGAAAAAGCAAGAATATGTGCAGATAGTGAAGACCCTAAAACAATTGATGAATTAAAAGACCTTGGATTATATAGAATGTTCGGAGCAAAGAAAGGAAAAGGTTCAGTTAAAGCAGGAATACAAAAGCTACAGGATTATAAGATATATGTTCATCCATCATGTGTTAATACTATAGTAGAATTAAGTAACTATGTATGGGCAACAGATAAGGATACTGGGAAGCCAACTACTGACCCAATAGATGAATATAACCACTTAATGGATGCCCTAAGATATGCTACCGAAGAACTGAATTCTACTAACTTTAGCTGGTAATTCAGGCGACCTAATATATGGGAAGGTCAATAAAAACCTTGTACAAATGATTGTATAAAGCTGATTTTTCGGGTTGTTAAGTATAATAATTGTTAAACAACTAAGTTCTATATAATAATAAGAAAAAGGAGATAGATACCATATGTTTTTCAATAATCATCAAACCTCTGCACTGATGGATATTAAAAACAAGATAACTAAACTGGTTAATCTTGGAAAGCCTCAGCAGGAGTTTTTGTTTTCAATGATTAACGAATGGCAAGACAGTGAGAAGCGAAAGCTAATGCTCAAAGCCCAAGACTATTACATGAATGATAATGACATTAAGGATAGGAAGCGTTACTATATAGATAGAAAAGGTGTTCAACAAGAAGTTACCAATCTAAGTAATAGTAAGCTTGCTCATCCATTTATGCGTAAATTAACAAATCAAAAAGTCAATTATCTACTTAGTAAGGAATTAAGCATCCAATGTGATGACGAGAACTTCTCAAATGCTTTGGCTGATTATATTGACAAAAAATTCTTAAGGATGTTAAAGAACGTCGGAAGAGATGCTATTATTAATGGAATCGCTTGGGTACAAGTATATTACGATAATTTAGGACAACTAAGCTTTAAAAGAATACCATCAGAGGAGATTATTCCATTCTGGGCAGATGCCGACCATACTATATTAGAAGCTGTATTAAGAGTTTATTCTGTCACTCGATATTTACCTGATGGGGTAAAGAAAGAAGTTGTAAAAGTAGAATATCACACTACACAAGGAGTTTGGTATTTCGTAAAAGGGGATAGAGGACTTGAACCTGACCCGGATAGAGAGGAAGGACTTAGAGGTCACTTTGTTATTAGTCAAGAGGTAAAAGATGAGAATGGGCAAGTGCGGGTAGATGCTGACGGAAACCCGGTGGTTCAGAATATTGAAGCTACATGGGAGAAAGTACCTTTCGTAGGATTCAAATATAATGCTGAGGAAATTAGCTTGTTAAAATGGATTAAGCCACTTATTGATGACTATGATATAAACACTTCAGATACCTCAAACAACCTGCAGGATGTTCCAAACAGTATAAAAGTTGTTAAGAACTATGATGGAACAGATAAAGGTGAATTTGTACAAAACCTTGCTACATTTAGAACAGCTTTCGTATCCGGAGATGGAGATCTGTCCGTAGTAGAAACTAAGATGGATATTGCAGCTATTGATAGTCATCTAAATAGATTACGTAAAGATATCTACGAAGCAGGAAGCGGTGTTGATACACAAGAGGTAAGTCTTGGTAATGCATCGGGGGTAGCCCTTAAATTTAGGTATGCTGACCTTGATAGTGATGCAAATGATATGGCCAATGAATTTGCAGCAGCCCTTGAGGAGCTAATATGGTTTATTAAAGTAGACTTATTGAACAAAGGTATTGGAGATTTCACAGAAACGACTTTCGACATTATCTTTAATACAGACAGTATAATCAATGAACATGAAATCATCGAAGATGCAAAGAACAGTGTTGGAATAATTAGCGATGAAACAATAATAGCAAATCACCCATGGGTAACTGATGCTCAACGAGAACTGGATAGACTTGCAAAAGAGAAAGAGGCCAAGATGACAAAAATGCAAGAGTTGATAAACCAACAGAATCCAGACTTTGGAAATGATGGGGATAACTCGGAGGATGAAGGAGCCACTGAAGGCGGTGAAGAATGATGCCAAAGCTACCAAGCAAAGAGTATTGGGAAAGGCGTTCAGAGCTAACGCTGATACAAAATGAAAAATCAGCTCTACAATATGAGAAAGACTTAAAAAAAGCCTACCAAGCTACTATTAAACAAATCACTAAAGAAATAGAAGCATTCTATGGGAGATATGCAAAGGAGAATCAGATTACTTTATTAGAAGCTCGTAAAAGGCTTACACCTAAAGAATTACTCGACTTTAACCAGCATGCTAAGATATATTTAGATGAAGTAGAAAGATTGGGTGACAAAGCATTTACGGCTGAATACAGGGCTTATCTGAGAGAGTTATCCGGAAGAGCTTATGTAAGCAGAATAGAAGAGTTAATTACTAATATTAGACATAATATAGAAACTCTTTCTACTGGCTATAACATAGGTCTTGGACAAATATTAACGGAAGCATATGAAGATAGCTTTTACAGAACACTGTTTGATATTCAAAAGCAAGCAGGCTTCGGGATAAGCTTTACCACGCCCGGAGGCAAACAGCTGGAAATGGCCGTAAGAGAAAGATGGCTAGGTCAAAACTATAGTGACCGAATATGGGCAGATAAGAACAGACTAATTATTCAACTTGAGCAAATACTTTCTCAAGAGTTTGTAAGAGGAAGAGGCCCAAGGGAAGTAGCCAAAGTTTTCTCAGATAAGATGCAAACCAGCTATTACAACGCTCAAAGGCTTATTCGTACAGAGCTTAATTATATTAGTAATAAGGGAACTATGAAAGCATATAAGGAAAGTGGGGTTGTAGACAGATATCAATACCTTGCTACATTGGATAGTCGAACATCCGATATATGTAGGGAATTGGATGGAAAGATATTTGAATTAAAGGAAGCCAAGGTAGGGGTTAACCTTCCTCCACTTCATCCACATTGTAGGTCAACAACAATTCCATATTTCGAAGATAATGAAATAGAGGATAGAGTTGCAAGGGATAAAGATGGGAAAGGGAAATCGTACAAACTTGGAAAAGATGTTACATTCTTTGAATGGGTAGAGCAGTATGGAAGTCCGGAATTCAAGAAACGTGTACAAGAACAAAGAAAGCGATTTCTTGATATGGATAAGAAATAAGAAGGTGAGGTGGATAACAAAAAAGAGTAATACAAAAAATTATAATAGTAACAAGTAACAATAACAGTGTAGAATAATAATAAGTGCATCGAGGACGAAACCTCGGAAAAAAGCGTAGCACGAAAGGAGAATGATAATAATGACAAAGGAACAATTATTAGCCGCAGGGTTCACAGAGGAGCAGGCAACTAATATCTTGAAACTTCACAAGGAAGCGATTGATGGTAATTATGTACCAAAACATCGTTTTGATGAAGTGAATGCAGAATTAAAAACAACTAAAGAGCAGGTAATAGAAAGGGATAAGCAGATTACAGAATTGAAGAAATTCGAAGGTGATTCCAAAGCATTGCAAGAAAAGATTACAGAATTAGAAGCTGCTAATGTAGCCAAGGACAAAGAATATAAAGCTAACCTTGCTCTTGAAAGAAAGAAAAATGCAATCAGATTAGCCCTGCTCGAAGATGAAAACGGAAAACCTCACGATGTAGATATGGTTATGGGGCTCTTCAATTTAGAGCAGATAATCATAGATGAGGCGACCGGGAAAATCAGTTCAGGATTTAAAGAACAGAATGATGCAATTCGTAAAGAAAAGGCATTCTTATTCAGTTCTAAAGAAGATACCGATAAGGGCGGCGATGGTAAACCTGCGGGATGGAAACCAGCCGGAACACCTCCAGCGGATGGAGATAAGGGTGGTGGAGGAGCTGACCCGTCTGTATCTTTTGGAAAGAGTTTGGCACAAATTAAACTTGGTATGATGGGTATCAAACCAGCCGGAGCAGATGGCTCAGGTAATCAAAATTAAATTAATAAAGGAGGAAAATAATTATGGCAATGAAGATGAAACAAACAGAATACGGAGCGCCAACAAACCAAATCTTGGCAATCCCAGACCATTATGTAGCACTTGGATTTAAGCATGCAAAAGCAACCGTAGGCAATCTAGGGTTGGCAACATTGGTAGATGGTAGATATATAGTAAAGGCAGGCACATTCTACCCTGCAAATGATGCAACTGCAATTGGCGTAGTTCTAAATGATTATGACGTAACAGATGGTGATGCAATGATGGCCGTAGTAGTACATGGATTCATCAAAAAAGAAGCATTGCCTGCACAGCCGAATGCAGCTGTTAATATTCCAATGATTAAATTCGTTGAGAAAATTGTTTAATTAGAAGACAGGAGGAGGAAAACAATATGAAATCAATTTATGATATTTTCGAGAGTAAAGCAATTGCCTCTTATTGGACTGATGTTAATGCTAACATGAAAGACCCAATGATTGGTACAAAATACTTTCCAGTTGCCAAACAAACTGGATTAACCCTTGGATGGATTAAGGGTAGAAATAATTTGCCGGTAGCATTACAGCC